CCCGACCGAGGAACCTTGCCCACCATGACGCTGAGCTTCGCCCCGGACGCGATCGAGACGTGGCCGCTGTCGCGCCTCCAGCCCTACGCGAAGAATGCGAAGGCGCATGGCGCGGATCAGGTTGCGAAGATCGCCGCCAGCATGGCCGAGTTCGGCTGGACCGTGCCCTGCCTCGTCGCTGATGACGGGGAGCTGATCGCGGGCCATGGCCGGGTGCTGGCCGCGACGCAGCTCGGGCTGACCGAAGCGCCGGTGATCGTGCTGGGCCATCTGACCGAGGCGCAGCGGCGGGCCTACCGGATCGCGGACAACAAGCTGACGGAGCTTGGCACCTGGGACGAGGCGCTGCTGTCGGCGGAACTGAACGACCTGCTGGCCGAGGATTTCGACCTGTCGCTGGTCGGGTTCTCCGACGGCGAGTTGGACAAGCTGCTGGCCTACGTCGCGGAAGACGACGGGGAAGAAGGTGGCGCCGGGGGTTCCGTGCCGCCGGTGACCATCCCCGAACCGCCCCGCAATCCGGCCTCGCGCACGGGCGATCTGTGGATCCTCGGCGATCATCGCCTCCTGTGCGGTGACAGCACGAGCCACGACGATGTGCGCCGCCTGATGAACGGCGAGCGGGCGATCCTGTTCGCGACCGATCCGCCGTATCTGGTGGACTACGACGGCTCGAACCACCCGACCCGGAACAAGGACTGGTCGGCATCCTACGGCACCACCTGGGACGACAGTTCGCAGGGCGCGGAGCTCTACGATCAGTTCATCGCAGCGGCCGTGGCCGAAGCGATCACCGAGGATGCTGCCTGGTACTGCTGGCACGCCTCCCGCCGCCAGGCGATGCTGGAAACCTGCTGGGAAAAGGCGGGCGCCTTCGTCCATCAGCAGATCATCTGGGTGAAGGACCGAGGTGTCCTGACCCGGTCCCACTACCTCTGGAAACACGAGCCCTGCTTCATGGGCTGGCGCCGTCCGAACCGTCCGCCGAAGGTGGCCGAGCAGACGTTGCCCTCGACTTGGGAGATGCCGTCCTTTGCCAAGGACGAGCGGCCCGACCATCCGACGCCGAAACCGCTCGACGCCTTCGGCATCCCGATGCGCCAGCATGTAGCGCGCGGTGGGCTTTGCTACGAGCCATTCTCTGGCTCCGGCTCGCAGATCATCGCGGGCGAAGCCAACGGCCGCCGCGTCTTCGCGATGGAAATCAGCCCGGCCTACATCGATGTCGCCGTCGAACGCTGGCAGGCCGAAACCGGCAACGACGCGATCCTCGACGGGGACGGCCGGACCTTCACGCAGGTGAGAACCGAGCGGCTGGGCGGCGACGCCGAACCACCAGCCGGGACGCCGGACACGGACGCCGCCCCCGAACCCGGGCGAAAGCGCAAGTCCGCCGCATGAAGCAGTCCCGCCTCATGTCGCTGGTCGAGTCCGTCGCCAACGTGGTCGTCGGCTACGGCGTCGCCGTGGTGACGCAGATCCTTATCTTTCCGATCTTCGGGCTGCACACGACGCTGGCGCAGAACCTGAAGATGGGCGCGGTGTTCACCGTGGTGAGCATCGCACGATCCTTCGCCCTGCGGCGCCTGTTCGAGGCGATCCGGATGCGGAGCGCCAAATGATCGACCGCCGCCCCTGTGGGACGGCGGTCATCAGCTTGTCGGGGTCCGGCGCATCAGGCGGTGGGGAGTTTGTACACGCGCCCCCGGTTTTCGACCTTCTCCGAGGTCACTTCGAGCCCGAGTTTCTTCTTCAGCGCCCCGGCCATCGCGCCGCGCACCGTGTGCGACTGCCAGCCCGTCGCGGCCATGATATCCTCAATGGTCGCGCCCTCCGGAGCGCGCAGCATGGCGATCAGCGTGGACTGCTTGGTGCCCTCGCGCGGTGTGCGCGTCTTGGGCGCGGTCTCGGTCTCGGTGGGTGCGTCCGGCGCGGGCTTCTCGGTCGGCGCGTCCGTCGCGCCCACAGGCGCGGTGTTCGCGTCCTCGGTTTCGATCCCGATGGCGGCGAGGCCTGCGTCGGTGGCGACCAGCGTGACGCCGTGGCCATCGCCGGTTTCGCGCCACATGGGTTCGCCCTTGCGCACGTCGGCGTCGACCTCTTCGAGGAAGCCCTTGGTGAGCATCGCGCCGATCACCTTGGCGGCGGCGCCACCCCGCAGGCTCTCGGGCAGCGGCAAGGCGATGCGGTTCTCGCGCTGTGCGGCGGCGCTGAGGATGATGGTTTGGGTATCGGAAAGCTTGGTCATGGGGTCGTCTCCGTATTCGGGCCCGCGTCATGCGGCGCCTTCTACGACCCCGAGCCGCGCAGGGCGCGCGGCGGGAGTTCCGGCGTTGCCGGAGATCAGCGGGTGTGTTCGCCCTCGCCGAAGGCGCTGTCGGTGATGCGCTTCAGGAGGCTGGCGTAGTGTTCGAGGGTGCCGACCATGGCCCAGCCCGCCTCGTCGGGGGCGCAGTTGAAATGGTCGTCGCTGAGCGCCTGCAGGCGGGCGAGCATCTCGTCGATCTCGGCCTTCTTGCCGATGAAGGCGGCGAGTGCCGCTTCCTTGTTCCGCCGGGCCTTCTCGGCGCGGAGTTCGTGGCGCGGGGTGGTGATCGGGTTCAGGCGGCTGGTCATCGTGGTGGCTCCTTGGGTCGAGTTGCATCGCTTCGCTGGAGTGACGTTCGCTCTCTCCGCCGTGCTTATCAACTCGATAAGCACATGATTTAGAATGATAATCGGAGCCGTCGATGCAGGGCATGAGCGAGCGCCAGTACGCCGCGCATGTCGGGCTGTCGCGCGGTGCGATTCAGAAGGCGAAGGCTGGCGAGCGCCTGGTTCTCTATCCGGACGGCAGCATCAACGCGGCCGCCAGCGACGCCAGACGTGCCGAGACGACGGACCCGTCGAAGACCAGGAAACCGCCCGCGCCGAAGCTGAAGCCTGTCCCCGAGGCGGCGGTCGCCGCCGTCGGCGACACGCTGCGCGAACAGGGTCTGGCGGTGCCGGCGGTCGGCGGCGGCACGACCTTCCTGCAGGCCAAGACGGCGAACGAGGTGCTGAAGGCGCAGGAACGACGCATCCGGCTCCAGAAGCTGAAGGGGGAGTTGATCGAGCGGGCCCGCGCGCTGGCGCTGGTGTTCCGCCTGGCGCGGGAGGAACGGGACGCGTGGGTGACCTGGCCTGCGCGCGCGGCGGCGCTGATGGCGGCCGAGCTCTCGGCCTCGTGCAGCGACGCGACGGGCCAGCAGATCACCGTGGAGCCAGCCGCGATGCAGAAGGTCCTGGAGAAACATGTACGCGCCCACCTCGACGAACTCGCCGAGGTCCGGCCCGACTTCCGATGAGCATGGTGATGATCTTGGCGGCCTGACGGACTTCGACGGCGCGGGCGAGATCCTGCGCGCGTGGGGCAGCGGGCTGCGGCCCGACCCGGACCTGACCGTCTCGGAATGGGCGGACCGGCACCGGATGCTCTCGGGCCGCGCCTCTGCCGAACCCGGGCGGTATCGCACGGTGCGCACGCCCTATATGCGCGAGATCATGGACCGGTTGTCGCCCGGCGATCCAACGCAGCGGATCGTGTTCATGAAAGCGGCACAGGTCGGCGCGACCGAGGCGGGGAACAACTGGATCGGCTTTGCCATCCACCAGGCGCCGGGCCCGATGCTCGCGGTCCAGCCCACGGTCGAACTGGCGAAACGCAACTCGCGCCAGCGGATCGACCCGCTGATCGACGAAAGCCCCGAGCTGCGGGAGCGGGTGAAACCGGCGCGCTCGCGCGATGCGGGCAACACCATGCTGTCCAAGGAGTTCGCGGGCGGCATCCTGATCATGACCGGGGCGAACTCGGCGGTCGGGCTGCGCTCGACCCCGGCGCGCTACATCTTCCTCGATGAGGTTGACGCCTATCCGGCATCGGCCGACGAGGAAGGCGATCCGGTGACGCTCGCCGAGGCGCGGTCCCTGACCTTTGCCCATCGGCGCAAGGTGCTGCTGGTCTCGACGCCCACCATCCGGGGGCTGTCGCGCATCGAGCGGGAGTTCGAGGGCTCCGACCAGCGCCGGTACTTCGTGCCGTGCCCGCATTGCGGCGCGATGCAATGGCTGAAGTTCGACCGACTGCGCTGGCAGAAGGGCCGCCCCGAGACGGCGGAATATCACTGCGAGGGCTGCGACACGCCCATCGCGGAGCATCACAAGACGGCGATGCTGGAGGGCGGCGAATGGCGGGCGACCGCCACGGCCGCCGATCCGACCACGGTCGGGTATCACCTCTCGGCGCTCTACTCGCCGATCGGCTGGCTGAGCTGGGAGCGGATCGTGCGGGCATGGGACGCTGCACAAGGGTCGGACGAGGCGATCAAGGCGTTTCGCAACACGATCCTCGGCGAGACATGGGTTGAGACCGGTGAAGCCCCGGACTGGCAACGGCTCTACGACCGGCGCGAGCGGTGGACATCCGGCACAGTGCCTGCGGGCGGGCTGTTCCTGACCGCCGGGGCCGACGTGCAGAAGGACCGGATCGAGATCGACGTCTGGGCCTGGGGTCGTGGGCTCGAAAGCTGGCTCGTCGATCACGTCGTGATCGAGGGCGGGCCCGACCGGCATGACGCCTGGTCGGAACTGACCGCGCTGCTGGACCGATCCTGGCCCCACGAGCGTGGCGCGCATCTCAGGATCGCGCGGCTCGCCATCGACACGGGCTACGAGGCCCCGGCGGTCTATTCCTGGTCGCGGGCGCAGGGGTTTGGGCAGGTGTCGCCGGTCAAGGGCGTCGAGGGGTTCAACCGCTCGAGCCCCGTCTCGGGCCCGACCTTCGTCGACGCGACCGAGGGCGGCAAACGCCTTCGTCGCGGGGCGCGGCTCT